GGCCGCGATGTGGAGCAGGGCGTGGTCGGCCAGCAGCCCCGTGCGCAGGTCTCCGTCCTGCTTGAGGCGGGTCAGCTCGCGCATACGCGCCATGTGCTCGGCGCGCTGAAGGTCGAGGAGGCGTCCGGCGTCGTCGTCGAGCATGAGGGAGATGACGGTCTTGGCGAGGATGGCGGCCTGGTCTCCGGCCGTGCGCACGGTGTCGTTGACCGGCATGGGCAGCACCTCACCGGTGGAGGCGCTCAGAAGCGCCATCCCGTATCCGGGCTTGCTCGAGCCGTTGACCGTGGAGAAGGAGCCACCGATGACGACCTTGGAATGGTCCGGGGAGACCTCGATCGCGTACACCTGGGCATTGGGCCCTTCCGCGGAGGCGGTCCAGTTCAGCAGCGGGCCGGTGGAGGCCTTGAGGGCGGCCAGTCGGGTCCGCTGCTGTTTGTTCACCTTGGTGAAGTAGCCCCCGACGTAGAGGGTGTCGCCGGCCACCGCGATGTCCTTGACGGTGGTGCTGAACACGGGCTTGAAGGAGGAGATGAGGGTGCCGTGCCCGTGGGAGATGTCGAAGGCGGCCAGACGGCTGTGCCACTCGTTGTCGACCTTGTCGAACTCCCCGGCGACATAAAGGGTCTTGCCGTCCTGCGAGACCGCCAGGCTTCGTCCCGCGCCGTTGAGGGTGGGGGCGAAGTCCTCGATGAGCTTCCCGGTGTTGAGGTCGTAGGCCAGGATGTTGGAGCGCGGTACCTCTTGCTGTCCGGCACGGGCCCCGGCCGGGCGGGCATTGTTGAAGTTGCCGACGACGTAGACCACGTCGCCGACGACGAGCTGCCCCCAGGCGACGCCGTCGATCTGCACCGTGGGCAGGGGCGCGGCCGTGTAGGCGGGCTCCCGGGAGGACTGGCCGGAGGGGTCGGTACCAGCGGCAGCGGCCGCCCCGGTGGCACCGCCCGCCCCCGGGGGGGCCCGCGCCCACCGTGGAGCGTCTCCACGTGTGAGGGTCAGCAGGCGGTGGTCGGGAGTCATGAGCACGTCGATCCAGTCGGACTTCATGCGGACCATGTTTCCCGCGTAGGGCTTGTTCACGTAGCCGGTCGGGACGACCCACGACCCCCCACCGGTCTCCGAGACCTGCATGATCTCGATACCTGGCTTGAGCTCGTCGAGACGGGTCCAGCCGGAGCGGGTCAGGACCTCGTCAGCCCCCTGTAGGCACTGCTGCATATTGGGGGTGCTGGAGCTAAGCCGGCCGGTCTTCACGAAGCCCACGTTGTAGGTGGCGTGGATCACGTTGTTAGGGTCACGCAGCTCCAGCCACGAGCGGAGGAACTCCAGCGTCTTCGTAGCGTCGCGGTGACGCAGAAGCGCGTCGGCGGCCGGGCTGCCCTGCCGCTGCTGAGCGATGAGCACCGCCTTGTTCCACTGGGCGTTGCCGGAGTCCGTGCGGGCCGTCACACGCAGGTCGCCGGCCTCGATGGCCTGGGCCACGAAGCCCTGGAACCACTTCGACGTAGCGGCCGTGGTCACGCCGTCTTTCGCCGGCGCCGGGGCAGGGGCTGTCCCGTACAGGCCGAGGATGTCCTCGCAGGCCCTCAGTCGCAGGGCGTCCATCTCCTCGATCTTGGCGTGGACCCAGTCGACGTCGAGGAGGAAGCCTCGCTGCTCAACCTTCGTGAGGGTCTTCACAGTAGGCATAGATACGTAGGTGGCGACCTTGCCCAGGCGGGCCATCTGGATGTCGTCGGAGTCGAAGGGCTCCTCGTCACCGGTGAGGAACATCTGCTCGCGGTGCTCCTCCTCGATCTTCCAGGTGTAGTAGGTGTCCCGCGCCGCGTACTCGCCGAGCTGGATCAGGTCCACCTGCTCGGCGGCTCCGGGGGTGCTGAGGTCGAAGTCGTCCCACTCCTCGATACCGAAGTCGCGCGCGGCGCGAATCTTGAGGCGGGTGCGAGCCTCGGTGTCCACCAGCTGGGACGAGACGGTCGTGTCCCACTCGATCCGGTCGGACAGGTCCACGCCGGCCTGAGCGAAGACCCATCGGGCGTCGAACTTGATGTTCGCGTTGACGAAGGGCTTCCCGCTGCGGTTGATCTCGCGGCCGATGATCGCCATGACCTTCCTCCAAGCGCCGAGCAGGGGGCTGGCCGGGTGCGAGAGGGGCACGAGGTAGGTCATCGGCTGCTCGCCGTCGAAGGTGCGCCAGTCGTAGGCGCCGGCCGCGGCGCGCTCAGCGTTCGGGAGAGTGAGTGAGGCCAGGACGATGCGCGCGGGGTAGCCGCCGTTGGTGTCTCCGCCGGCCTCCGCGTACTCGTCCAGGCCGGTGGTCTCCAGGTCCATGACGACCTTCTGGGAGGCGTGGATGGCTTTCACGAGGGCCTTCAGGTCCTCCTTGCCCCAGACCCAGGTGATCGGGCCGCAGGGCGTGTGTGAGCCTTGGGCGGCCTTCCTGGCCTGGCTCACGACCTTCTCCAGGTCCATGATGCTCATGACTGCTCCTATCTGGGACGGCGTCTGCCGTCGCCGGGTGATGGGTACAGCCTACATTTTGTGAGTTGCCGGGGGAAGTGCTCACAACTTATGAGAAGGTGATCTAGGCAACAGAAAACCCCCGGGTAGTCAATCCGGGGGTTTCTGAGGCGTCTTTGCCGGCGCGGGCCGACTCCCTAAAGGGTGACCGAGAGTCAGACCTCGCGCAGGAGAGAGACTAGCACGTCCTGGAGGTTGCCGACCTTGTAGGAGTACTCGACGCCGTTACGGCGGGAGTAGACCTCCAACGTCCACAGGGGCCAGTGGCCGCGCTTCTCGTCAGACTCGGTAAGGGTCAGCACGAGGTCATGCCCGTTCTCCGCCAGGACGGCGGGAGCGTCGTCCTTAGTCACGATGTTCACGTAGCGGAGGTAGGGGCGCAGGGCGTTGGCCCAGGCCTGGGCCGAGATGCGACGCTCGGTCAGCGGGCTGAAGTTGCTGGGGAAGGCGAGGTGATTGGTCGAGAGGGAGGTCATGAGGTTCTCCTTAGTAGTGAGGTGGACATCTCCAAGGTAACCGGTAACGCCGCAGAAGGCAATTCGCCCCGCAATGGGCACGCGGTAGACGTCACTTAGGTATCAATCCGGCCTCCGATTTGTGGAAAAGGCTGGAGACAGGGCTAGACTTACCTCAGCATCCCAGCAATCCCAAGATTGGAGACCCGTGAGCCCGCTGGATGAGGCGATCATCGCCAATGACGCGCTCCCCGAACGGGAGCGCAAGACAAACATCGACCTGGCCGAGGAGTTCAACACCTCCGAGGCGACAGTGCGCCGGCACCGCCGAGCCCTGAAGCGGAAGAGCCGCGACGAGTTCAGTCGCGACGCGTTCTTCGACCTCCCCGTAGGCGCCATCACGAAACGCGGCAAGACCGTCCGCCTCGCCGACGGCTCCTACGAGAAGATCGAGTACCGCCCAGGCGCTATGGAGATGGAGGAGGCCAAGCGCCTCTCCTTCGAGGACCTGGAGCCCGTCTTCCGGGAGCCGCTACTTCCGAAACCCTTCCAGCTCCTCGACAAGGGAGAGACCTTAATTGTCTGCATGGCGGATTTTCAGGTTGGGAAAGCGGCCAGCGGCGGGGGCACTGCGGATACGGCCCGCCTCGTGCGCCGGGCGATCAACGACATCGCTCACGACATCGAGAACGTCGGCAGGTACGAGCGCATCATCCTCGCCGACGTCGGTGACAGCACCGAAGGCTTCTGGAACGTCGCCAGCCAGGCCCAGACCAACGACCTCTCCCTCACGGACCAGATCAGGACCGTGCAGCGCCTCTACGCCGAGGCTTTGAAGACCTTCGCACCGCTGTGCTCGTCCCTGTACTACGTGGCTGTTCCGTCCAATCACTGCGCGGTGAGAACCGGACCCGGCAAGAACAGCCGAGCCAACGCGCCGGACGACGACTTCGGGATCATGATCTCGAAGAACATCGAGGACGTCGTTGAGGACCGTCCAGGTTTCGAGCACGTGAAGTTCTTCCGCCCCGAGAAGTGGGAGGAGGCCGTCACCGTGGATGCGGCCGACGGGACCCGCATCGGCTTCACCCACGGGCATCTGGCGGGCTCGCAGAGCAAGGTGCCGGGATGGTTCAGGGACCTCGCGTTCGGCCGCCGTAGCGGCCTCCATGACGCCCGAATCTTGGTCCACGGCCACTGGCACAACTTCGCCGTGAGTCAGGCCGGGGACGCCCGCTGGATCATCTCCTGCCCTAGCGCGGACCGGGGCAGTGACTGGTGGACGAACATCTCCGGTGACTCCACGAGGCCAGCCATTCTCACCTTCGAAGCCCGGGGAGGGAACGCCTCATCCTGGGAACTCTACTCATAGACAGGAGGTGAGTATGCGCTGGTATTGGGATTCCACACTCGGCAAGGCCCTGAGCGGCTGGAACTGGAAGCTGCATCACCTTTGGTGATATACCATAAGGCCCCCGCCTGTAATCGACGTGATACAAGCGGGGGCCTTGTTCTATCCTCAGGCGATCTTGCGGATCACCAAGCCATGCACATACAGGACCGGGATCGGGGCGTCCATCCAGATGCCCCACACGTCACCGATCTTCTCGTCCACCTTGCGGGGCTCGATCTCCAGTGACAGCTCCAGGTGCTCACCCTTTCGGACGGTCAGGTCGGCGATCTTCGACCCCTGATCGACCTGGGCCGGGTGCCCCTCCTCCTGATAGCGGCGCGCGGTCCACAGGTTCACCTGGGTCTCTTCCTCGCCGAAGTTGCCGCCGGGGAAGGAGTAGCGCATCGTCAGTAGCCACTTCCCCTCCGACGACTTCAGCTGGTCCAGGCCCGGCACGAGGGCGGGGTGCTGGAAGTCCAGGCGCACGCCATCGCCGGTCTCGGCGGCACTGATCTTCGGCCACTCACCGATCGGCGGGAACAGGTCATCGGCGTGAGAGATGGGGCGCTCCGTGCGCACAATGACCGTGCCGAGCGGAGTGTCCGCCGGGACGGCCTGATCCTTGTCGAGGCGAAGCACGCGCGGGAAGACGGCCAGGTTCCGGGCGAGGGCCTGAGTCAGCTCCTCGGCGTGCTCGGCGATGCGCTTCGTGGCCTCGCCGTCAGCCTTCGTCTGCTCCGCGGCCGAGCGGGTGGCCCGGATGGAGTCGCCCATCGCCGACACCTGCCCCTTGGAGGCGTATGCCTCGTCTGCGGCAGACTTCGTCAGGGCGGCGCTGGCGGCGGCCTTGGCCTCGTCGGCCACGGCCCGGGCGGCCCGGATCGAGTCGCCCATGGCGGCCGTCTGAGTCTTCGGCGTGTAGGTGGCGTCAGCGGCCTCCTTCGTTAGCGCCTTTCCGGCCAGCGCCTTGGCGCTGTCGGCCGCGGCCTGGGCGGAGGTGGCGACTGACGACAGCGCCTCCACCTGAGTGCGGGGCGCGTAGAGCGAGTCGGCGGCCTCGCGGGTGACGTACTTCGTCAGGTCCACGGCCGGTGCCGGAGGCTGCCCGCCATCGTTGATCTTCACCCCCGATGTGCCGATGTTGATGGTCACCTGCGACGGCAGGCACTGGCTCGACTTCTCTTCCGACATGCGTCTCCTTACGCCTGGAACTCGATACTTGCGGGCACCTCTTTGGCACCGTCCCACACTGTCACCGCTACCGGCACCTCCTTGGCGCCGTCCCACACGGTCACGGGGTTGGGCTTGGCGGGAGTCTCGTACACCTTGAGGGACGAGATCGCGGCCTCCCCCGATCCGGCCGGGACGGCAATCGACGGGAGCCACCGGGGCGCCGTACCGGCTGGCAGCTCGACGTCGGCCAGCACCTTCGTCTGATCGGCCGGGAGCGTGACGGTAGTGATGAGGTAGGGTCCATCGAGCTTGACCTTGCGGTCGTTGAACCAGTTCACACGCAGGTCGATACGGGCCTCGGAGGTGTCCCGGTAGTCGATCTCGAAGGTGAACCTGCGAGACCCCGCAGGCATCGCGGAGTCGTCGTAGGGGGTGGTGGAGGCTCCGGCGGGAAGCGTCGCCCCCGCCCCCTGCTGAGAGCCCCGGCTGCGCCACCACGATCCGAGCGGTGGGAAGATGCTGTCGGCCACTATGCGTCCTTCCTGACGATGATCGTTCCTGCCGGAGTGCCTGCGGGGACCACCTCGCGCTTACCGAGCGAGAGAACCTTGGGGCGAGTCCTGAGCTCATCCACCTCGAGCTTCAGCGGAAGGTAGCCCTTCAGCCACGGGACCACGAGGTCGAGGATGTGCTGCGACGGCGGGTTTGCGTAGGGGTTACCTACAGGCTCCCACTGCCCGCCGCGCTGAGGGTCCTCGCGCAGCTGCCCGTCCGTGATGTACAGGTGGGCGATGCCGAGCTTGTCGGCCTTGTCGAACACGCTCTTGTAGTTCTCGCTGGTGACGCCGTGGACGACGGCCCACCAGCGGGTCGACGGGTACGCCTTCATGTGGTCGGGGAGGATCGGGGTCCCCGGGTCCTCCACGAGGAAGGCTGAGGCGTCCTTCTCGAACATCATGCACACGTCGAAGTCGAGCTTGCACATCTCCTCGGAGATGTTCGAGCCCGAGTTGACGACGATGAGGAAGTCCTTGCCGTAGGCGGTGCGGATACGGTCGATGAGGCGCTTGTAGGCCGGGACCCGGCCAGCCTGGGCGCCCCAGCCGTTGATCGTCTCGTCCAGGAACACGCCCTGGCAGACGTCTCCGTACTGCGACTTCGCCTTGGCGATCTGTCCGAAGATGTAGTCCTCGGTGTACTTGTCCACGTCCGGAATGTTGTTGCGGCCGGGGTCACCGGCGGGGAGGGTCGCGGCGAGGTACTGGGTCTTGACGTAGAACACGGCCCGGCGGGCACCGGCGGCCAGCGCCAGTTTCGCCTGCGTGTCGAAGTCCTTGTCGTAGGTGTCCCAGTTGCCGCTGTTGCGGTTGAGGATGACGATGCCCAGAGAGCCCGCGAACTTCAGAATCTGGCCCCACCTCGAGACGTTCGGCGGCTTCTGGTAGTAGTCCGGCCAGAAATAGGTCACTGGCGAGTAGTAGCGCTCGCCCGGCTTGAATGGGGTGATGGTCTTGCTGAGCGCGTCGACTCGCCTGGAGACGGCGTTGATGTCCTCGAGGCTAGCCCGCTGGGCGAGTTCGCGCTCAAGGTTCAGCTGCTGCACGAAGGTGCTGTAGGCGTCGTCTCGGGTCAGGTAGGAGGAGAGGTCTACGTGCCCCCCAGCCTGAGCCTTGGCGAGGTCGGCCTTGGACGCATAGCGGCCGTCGGCGTCTGCGGTCTTCAGGTACGGGGCGAGGTCCGGCGCCGGCGGGACCGTGGGGATCGCCGAGCGGACGGTGGACAGCTCGGCCTTAGTGGCGTAGGCGGTAGCGGCATCGGCCTTGGGGAGGGCGGCGTCTGCCAGCGCTCGGGCGGCGCGGATGCTCTCCCCCATCCCTGCCGTCTGCTTCTTGGTGGCGTAGGTGGACTCTGCCGCCGCCGCGGTGAGGTAGTCCGACAGGTCCGCCTTGGCGGCGTACTTGGATGCGGCCTCCGTCTTGGAGAGGGCGCCGTCGGCCGTCTGACGGGCCGCGGAGACCTCCGCCTTGGTGGCGTACGTGGAGGCCGCTGCCGATGGCGTGAGGGCCGCCTCAGCGGTCTTCTTGACGGCGTCGATGCGGGTCCCTAGGGAGGAGTCCGCCGAGGAGACCTCGCTCTTCGTCGCGTAGGTGGAGGAGGCGGTAGTTGACGGCAGCGCGGCGTCGGCGGCGGCCTTGACCTGATCGATGCGGGCTCCGAGGGCTGAGTCAGCCTGCCGCATCTCGGCCTTGGTGGCCAGTCCCGACAGGTCCGGGGCGTTCTGGTTTCCTCCGAGCTGGGCCTGGGCGAGCTGCGCCTTCGTGGCGTAGGTGCTCTCGGCATCGGAGGCGGTCAGGTAGCCAGACAGGGACTCCTTAGTGACGTAGGTGCTGGCGACGGCGGCCGAGGTGGCGTAGGGGGACAGCTCGGACTTCGTCGCGTAGCCGGCCAGCTCGGCCTTCGTGGCCGCGGCGGTAGCGACTCCGGAGACGCTGTCGATGCGCTGACCCAGCGAGGTGTCGGCGGCCTGCATCTCGACCTTGGTCGCGTAGCCTGACAGGTCCGGGGCCGCCGGGACCTGGGGGATGGACTGCTTGACGGCCTCCACCTCAGCCTTCGTGGCGTAGGTGGAGGAGGCCGTGGACGAGGGGAGGGCCGCCTCGGCTACGGCCTTGACGGCGTCGATCCGACTGCCGAGGGCGGCGTCGCCCTGAGCGCTCTCCTCCTTCGAGGCCAAGGAGGCGGCCTCACTCTTCGTCAGGAAGCGCTGATCGGCGCCCTCGCGGCTGTACCATGTGAGATCGGCCATAGCCGTCCTACCTCCAGGTGAGTACTCCATTGCCAAGGTCTATGACTTCAGACCTATTGATAGCCTCAAGGATACCCGGCTGTCCCGAAATGCGGACACCCCTAGCGCCGGGGTCCGGTGACAGGTTAGGCGGCTGGGGAGGGTTGGGCGGCTGCGGTTGGGGCTGAGGAGGCTGCGGTGTCGGGCCGGGCGGAATTGGCGCAGGGATGGCCGTGAGAAGGTCGGCGATGTTGAACGTCTCGCCGTCGGCCAGGGTTCGAGTCGTGCGGATGTGGGCGCCTAGGTCCCCCGGAATATTGAGATCTATCTCATAGTTTCCCGCGGCGACGGACGCCTCGCGGCCCGTCTGACCTACCAGATATCCGTCAGTGTCGATCCGAAACGACGCCCGACCGGCGACGATGTCACGGGCCGGGAGCGGGGTGCCGAGGCTGGCGGGGGTGAGGGTGAGCCGGCCCAGGCGCCCCAGGCCGTCAGGCCCTACGACGCGGCCGGTGATCGTGGCGGTGGGGGAGGTCATCTGGGCTCCTGACGTAACGGATTCGTCTCAGTCTTAACCCTATCAATCCGATCGTGCAATGACTGGACCTCCGTGTACAGGTGGGACCTATCAGTCCTGGCGTCATTGCGGACACCCTCGATCTGGGTCTCCAGGCGGGCCATGCGTGCGTCGTGCTGCCGGTCCGACTCCCGCAGGTCGTCTACCGAGGAGGTCAGACGAGCCAGGCCGTCCAGGACCTGCCCGAACTTGGCGTCGAGGTCGTCCCGCAGGTTCGAGTCGTGGTTGTTGTGCACGCCCTCCGAGGCCGACTCCGCGGCGTTCGCAGCCCTCACTACGTGGGCGCTCATACGGGTCATCCTCTCCTCTAGACGTTCCTGCTGGCGGTTGATCGTGATCTTCAGCCAGGTGATGAGTGCGACCAGCAGGGCCGTCCCCGCCGCGATGACATCCGGCGAGGTCAGCACTGCGACGATCGGCGACGGGGACGACTCTGCGGCAAGCATGGCTACCTCAGCCAGCCAGGGGGCCGGAGGCGTGGCGCGGGGTGTAGGCGTCCAGCTCGGAGGCGGCCACGGCGCGGTCGGTCTCCTCAGGTAGGGAGAACGACTTCAGGACCGAGGCGATGGTGGCGGCGCCGGCGATGCCGAGAGCGCCCTTCCAGTCCAGGCCGAAGATCGAGGTGCCGACACCGAAGGCGCCGACGAGGGACTGCGAGAAGGTTGAGATGGCCCGCTCGGCGAGACCCTCCCAGAACGTTGCAGAGGCGTACTTCACATGTGCTCCTTCCAGAGGTAAGGGCGGGGACCCGTCTGAGTCCCCGCCCTTAGTGTATCCCTATGAGTCCATGAAGGTTCAATAGGTTAAGACGATGTCACGACCTCACCACAGCCGGAAGCTGTTGGCCTTGGACGCGTTCAGCGCCATCTGGAGCGCCGAGATCGTGGCCTCGCCGAAGTCCCCGTCTACCCAGTCCCCGAAGGACCAGCCCGCCGGCACGCCCGGCTTGTTCCAGGCCAGCACGAGGTACTGGAAGACCTTCACCATGTCTGAGTCCCACCCACGGTCCTCAGGCAGCCGGTACATGCCGGTCAGCTGATGGATCGAGGCGGAGGGCACGGCCTTGTTCAGGAAGCGGCGCAAGTTGGCGACGGCGAAGACCTCCTCGTAGCCGACGGCGCCCATGACCGACTTCAGCCGACCGACGGTGGCCGCCCCGTACTCCCCGTCCACGGCGAGCTGAGCCTCTCCCGACGCGGCGGCAGAGACGGTGGCCGACGCCCCGCCCCCGATCATCCGATCCCACGCAGCACGGTCGCGCAGCCTGTTCAGGCCGAGAGCGCCCGCGTAGCCGTGCACGCGGCATCT